TGCTGAAACTGATGATGTTATTACATTAGTTGTTGATCAACAATATGCTGATTATACGTCTCAGTTATCTGCTAAATCTGCTAAATATGCTGAACAAGGTTTTGCAATTGTTGCTAATACTGCTACATATACTCATAATGGAAAAACACGTAGAATATGTGCAACTTTACCATCAAAGAATAAAATCCAGCATTCTGTAGTTCATGATAGAATGGAAGATGATTTTGGTCCTACAAAAATGGCTCCTAGTGCTTTGGTTCGTGGTTATGATTTAGATGGAAATTTAGTATCTCCATTTGAGAAAGCATTTAATAAGATGAATAATATTACTTGTAATATTGAACATACTTTACATGTTGATTTAGTTGAATCGTGTACTGATGCCATTTTAAGTTGGAGTTCAATGTGGAATAAACAAAATGCTCGTTTGTTAACTTGGGATGAAGCAGTTAATGGTTATATGAATTTAAAAAGTATTGATATGACAACATCTAGTGGTTTTCCTTATACACTGATAAATAAATCTAAAGTTGGGTGGTTTACTAAGCTCAACGAAAAATGGATTATGAATGATGAATTAATCGATACTGTTATTTATATGGAAGATATGTTGGCTAATGGAAAGATACCGCCTGTGTATTTTGTTGATACTTTAAAGGATGAAACTCGTCCTATTGAAAAAGTTCAATTAATGAAAACGCGGTTATTTCAAGTTGGTTCAATGGCTTGGACTTTATTATTTCGCCGTTATTTTGGCTGGTTTATGGGCCATTGTCAATCAACTTTTGAATTTGGTGAAATGATGAGTGGAATTAATCCTAATGGTTATGACTGGGATTTGATTGCTCGGAAAATGTTAGCGAAAGGTTTTAAACATGCTAGTGGTGATTTTGAAAATTATGATTCCACTTTAGCACATCAAGCTTGTGAAGGCTTGGCTGATTCTGCAAATATGTTTTATGCGCAGGGTCAAGATGAAAACATTCAAGTTAGTGATAGAATACGTAAAGGTTTAATTTTGGGTAGTATAAATACATTTCATATTGTTGAAGATTTTATTGTTTTTCGTCGCCAAGGTAATCCTTCTGGATTCTTGTTAACTACTGTGATTAATAATTATTGTAATATGTATTATCATCGATATACATTTATTAAATCTAC